GATCAGTTTGTAGTCTCTACCGATGATTTTGGATTTAATGAAGGGATGGAATTCTTATGAGTAACCTAGAAGAAAATATGGAAGATGTCCTCAACATTAGTGCTGAACCTGTTGAGGAATCAAAACCATGTAAACCACAACCACCTAAGGTTGACGAGGATGATCGGGAAAAAGATTACCGATATACCAGAGGAGAACTATACTCACTCATAGATCAAGGTCAGGAGGCGGTCAGAGGTGCGTTAGAGGTTGCTCAGGAAAGTGGGCACCCAAGAGCATATGAAGTTGCTGTAGCGGCAATGAAGCATGTCTCAGACATGACAGAGAAACTTCAAGATCTTCATAAAAAAATGAAAGACTTAGATGAAGATAAAAAAGGACCATCTAAAGTTACCAATAACGCTATGTTTGTTGGTAGTACTGCTGAGTTACAGAAAATGCTTAAGGATATGAGTGGTGGAAAAAGGTAGATAAATATTATTATGAGTAATTAAATTATGGATTTTCAATATCATAATGAGTTTGATTTTATGGAAGGCATAGATGCCTTTCCTGCATATATCTACAAAACAAATTTTAATTTTAATTTTAAATCATTTCAACCTAAAGTAGATAATTATTTAAAAGAATCAAAAAAGATTTCTACAGCAAAAGGTTGGGGTGATCCAGAAAACGGTGATGCTATTACTGGAGTTCATCTTAATAATGTTGCAGGGTACAAAGTAGAAACTGATTGGGATGTACCACATAACTGGCAAGAATTTGAAAAATTTTTTGAGTTTGTTGAGTATGTAACTTCATTTTTAATGACCACATGGTATAAGTCTCCACCATGTCATATGTCTGTATCAGAATCATGGATTAATGTACATAGAAAGGGTGGATGGACTGAAGCACATCACCATCAAAATGCATGTATTGCTATTGCAGCATATCTAGAAGTCCCAGAAAAAAGTGGAAACCTTTTAATTGAAAATCCACTAAGACCATATAAATGTTCAGAACCTCTAGGTCAAGATAGTACTGATCTTATCTGGGGACCTATTGAAGTAAAAACAAACGATGTTTTATTTTTTCCTGGTTGGTTAACTCATAAAACGGAATTAAATCCTACGGATAATCCTCGCTATGTACTTTCAACTAATTTAATATATTTAAATGGTTTAACGGGTAAACCTAAATGGCACTATCAAGGTAGAAATAAATAAACATAATTGTTGGAATCTCATGAAATCATATAAAGAGATTAAAGATCTTTCGGAATCTGCATGGACAAAAAAATCCGGTCAAAATAAAGAGGGTGGTCTTAATGAAAAAGGAAGAAAGTCTTATGAACGTGAAAATCCTGGTTCTGATTTAAAAGCTCCATCAAAAAAGAAAGGAAATAAAAGACGTGCATCATTCTGTGCAAGAATGAAAGGCATGAAAAAGAAACTGACTAGCAAGAAAACGTCACGAGATCCTGACAGTAGGATTAATAAAAGTTTGAGAGCGTGGAATTGCTAAGTAAATTACTATAATTATTTGTATAACTTGTGTTATGACGATGAGACTAAATGCCTGCGACATTTACCGTTTAGAAAAAGCATGTAAAATGTACCAAGAACAAACTGGTTCGGAATACATGTGGGATCAATATGAAAATTTAATTGAAAAAATACATTACTATAAAGAGGAGTACTGTCCAGATCAAATCTGTGAAGTCACGAACTCATAACAAATGGTTAGTATAATCACGCACACATATTATAGATAGTGGAGTTACATAATGCCCAAAGATTACGTAACTAAACAAGAGTGTCAGGAGATGATTGATGATGCAATTCGTAAACACAACCGGAATGCTGGACTTATTTCTATGTGTGTGGGTTGGGTTGTTCTCGCTTTATTTGCTGAAGGTCTCCTCAGGCTCATAGGAATTATTCCTCCACTATTACCTTGGTTAAAAATTAGTTTATAACAATTATGAAATTTATTATTAGTTTTCTTTTTACTCTTTTTATTGCTGCTCCTGTATGGGCAGTTGATGTATCAATGGGTGCTAATGGTAACCTAGCATTCTCACCGAATGAGATCACAATCTCTGCAGGTGATACGGTTCATTTTATCAATGAATCATTACCTCCCCATAATATTATTGTTGAGGCACGTCCTGACCTGTCTAGAGAAGCATTACTGTTTGCTCCAGGAGAATCACAAGACGTTGTATTTGCTGACGCAGGGGACTATAATTTCTTCTGTGGTCCTCATCAAGGCGCTGGTATGACCGGCGTTGTACATGTAAATTGAGTTAATTAAATGAAAATTGGAATGATTGGGTTAGGTCGTACTGGTGAAGGTATGGCTCGCCGTATGCTTGCTAAGGGTATTGAAGTCTGGGGTTACAGTAGTACTAACTATGAGAATGCCTGTGGACAATATGAAGCAGGACACCTTAGTGGATGTGTAACTTCAATAGAGTATCTTGTCCGAGCAGTTAAATCTGATGGGAATAAGTTTACTAGTGCAGGAAAAATTCCTGGTATTTTTCAGATGACATGTCCAGAGCAAAAGGCAGAAGACACTCTAGATGAGTTGCTACCATTACTTGAGGAGGGTGATATTGTTATTGATTACAGCACTAGTGACATTTCAAAATGTCAGGAACTTCAAAAGTATTGTAGTAAGTTAGGTATTTCATATATCTTCTCTGGAGTATATGGAGCAACCCATGCTGTAAATGTATGTTCTAAAATTTTCCAATCGCTATCACCAGGTAATGCCACACGAATTTGATTACGTTGAAGCACCTGTAGAAGGTGAAGTTGATAAGTGGGGGTTTACAATTAAACCCTCTATCAGTGATGACGAATTAATTCTTATGTGTCTAAGGAATGCTCCTTGTGGGTCTGATAGAAAACAAACCCAAAGATTAATTCAACAATATGAAACCACATATTAAATCAAAATATAATTTTGCTATGTCATCGTTCGCAAGAATATATGGTGTTCGTCATGTCAATTCATGTGATCAAATACATAGGTTTTGTATGGAGTGGGCTGAGGGAGGTGAGACTCCACCCTTAACAGGGCTCACTAAAGTTGACTTTTATTTTAGGGATATATGGACAGGCAAATTACAAGATTGAAAGAAGAAATTTACGCACTCAAAAAAGAAAATAAAAATTTAAAACTACAACTAATATCATTAGATAAAGGACATTGGGAATTTGAAGACTGGACACATCCAAATTCATGTCTACACAATAAAGATCCTTGGATAACTTGGAAGAAATAAAATGAGTGCTCTATTTGTTTTTGGATTTGTTTCACTGTTATGTTTCACTTTACATATTACTTGGCCATTGCCATATAGAAAATGAAATTTGAATTAACAATGGAGGATTACACAATCATCCTAAACGCATTACACTACTATAAGAAAGTTGATAAGAGAGGAAACTTTCAACAGTATGATAAAGATCGTATTAATGAATTGAGAAATAAGATGGCATATCAATTAATTCCTTCTGCAGGGAGTGGAAATAGATTATGAATTTACTACTACGTCCTTTAGATAATCCATCTGATCCAGTATGGTCGGTGATTATTATGACATTTATTGTGGTAGTTATGGCAGTTTATAGCATCATATACATACTAAGAATAGATAAGAGAGAATCCCATGGGATCCATGACACCCCCAAGCAGGAAGAGCTGCTACAACTTCCGAGTGACGGAGATCAATCGTGTTCTTGACGGGGATACTATTGATGTCACCATTGATCTTGGGTTTGATCTATACAAGAAAGAAAGAGTTAGAGTTGCAGGAGTTGATACGCCAGAGAAGAGAACCAGAAACCTAGAGGAGAAAGCACTTGGAATTGAAGCAACAAACTGGCTCAAAGAAAAACTGGAAGGTACGTTGGCTGGTGATGATGAGTTGTCTGTTAGGACTGAACTTGTTGGTGGGACTGGCAAATACGGGCGTCTTCTGGGTTGGCTTTACATTGGGGACGGAGACGTGTCGCTTAACGAACAAATGATTGAGGAGGGTTACGCTCATGCATATGACGGAGGAACAAAAAACATGGACCTTGAAGCACTCAGAGAAATCAGAAGAGCACGGGGCACGATGGTGTAGAAGTGCTGTGTGTGGATCCTCACCTTTTATCCCTAATTCAGAATTTGAAGGAGAAAATTGCGAACTAACCTGTAACGTAAACAAATGAACCCTCAAGAAAATGAATGGCATTGCACCATGACACTAGGAATAGATGAAGTCCGATGTCTGTATGACCACTATGATTATTCAATTAAGATGTGGCCAGGTTCTCCTGCACGTCCTGCTGAAGAACAAGTTCTTCTGGATATAATGAAGAAAAGAATGTTTGCTATGATTGCAGAATACAATTTTTCGGAAATGTAGACAATACACAAATTGTTAGCATTCGTTACACTATTTTTCCCTACATAGTCCTATAATACTTTGTAGCAGAGTGTAACAAAATGCTTGGACTCTATGTATTAATCACGTGTTTTATTCTACTTGTGGCATATGCAGGTATGGATGAAACGGTGCGTCTATTCGCATACATTGATCTCGTAATCAGATGGCGATGGGTTCAATTCAGAATGTATATGATGAGACGTAAATTAGAACAACAACTCATAAAGGATTTACCTGATTACAATAAACTTATAAAGGAATTAAAAGATGACCAACGATAAGGAACTGTCTAGTCTCAAACTTGAGAGAAAAGAATGTCCTAAATGTGGCGCTACTTGGATTAATGGAAAGCATGTGTTTAGAGGCACTGCTGCATCATATGACAAGAGTGAATTAGACCTTGCTGGTCTTGTTTGCAATAAACTAGGTGACGAGCAATGTATTAACCCCAGGAAAGGACAAGATGGTGGAACCACTTGGGAATACAGGTCTGGATACATTGATGGTGTCTATGCCTCAAAGAAAAAATCAATGGAAGAAATGCGTGATCAATTTGGAGACCTATAAATAGTAGTGGTGAACTAGT